GGATGAGTATGTCTTGGACGTAGAGTTCGAGGAGAACACAATCAACGTAGTTGACATGACACACGAAGCATTGTCACAGGAACCACAGAAAGTTAAACTAGAATTAGTAGTAGATAACGAGGAAAATAATGAGCAATAAACACACACGAATGTTTAAGCCTTGGTATGAAGATAACATCCTAAGTGTCTGGGAAACAAAGACAAATAGCCGTGGCCGTAAGGAGCGAGTGCGAGTAAAAACCAATCGAGCCACAGTGCATGACCGCCTTGGCAAAGAGTGGGAGCGTGAGATGATTTGGTCTGAGGGTTATTGATATGGATTTATTTATCACACCTGTTATGTGTCTCGCCTTGACAGTGTATCACGAGGCACGTAACCAAAGCACAGTCGGACAGTTGGCTGTTGCACAAGTAGTAATGAACCGCATGATGGATGACCGCTTCCCTAATGATGTGTGTGCAGTGGTAACACAGGGCATACACTGGCAGAGCAAGCCAGCCCGTAATCGTTGTCAGTTTTCTTTCTACTGCGATGGGCTACCAGATGAGCCACGCAATGCAAAAGCATTTGCCACGTCCATTGAGATTGCAGAGGCCGCACTCGATGGCTATGCAATTGGATTACTTGAGGGCGCAACACACTACCATGCAGATTATGTATGGCCTTCATGGGCTGAGCATCACACACGAGTAGTGATGATTGACCAACACATTTTTTACAGATGGGATTGATATGACCAAGAACCTATGGGAAAAAGATAAGCGGCAGTTGTTCAGGGAATTGTATCACCAATACCTTGACGAGGGCTACAACCAGAAGGAAGCCAAGAAGATGGCACGTGAAGAAGCAGACGAGATGTATACAGAGAACGTGACGTTTGCGTTCAACATATCTGAGCAGGAGTTTGACGAGTGAAGCAGGTGTCTCTACGAAAACTAAAGAACATGCCTGAGTTTCATGGCAGGTTGTTTGCTGATAGCGACACCGCTAGTAACTGGCTTGACAGGATGCGTCAGAAGATGGGCAGTGCCTATGAGTTTGACAGTCGGTCATGGAAGGCTGAGGATAACACATACTTAACACTGGCATACCTACACAGGAGTGAATGACATGGACGACAAAACAATCCAGCGACACAGAGATAATGTTCGCCGAATGAAACAGCTTCTCCGCCGCACACCAGAGTGGCATGAAAAGAAACGCTTGACATTAAGCAGAGCATGGAGTAGGTTCCATCCAATGGAGTTGACACGAAAGGACAATGACGATGAAACAAAGTAAGAAACAAAAGCTACGCAGTATTCGACGCAGAGCAATCACAATCCAGAACAAGTCTACGTCTAAGAAGACTATGGCTGAAGCAATCAAAGAGGTGACACGTGAAGTATAAAATGTTTTACAAAGCATCGGACATTGGCAAGCAACACCTGATGGAGGTGGCCAAGTCTGAAGCAGACAAGGATGAGTTCTTAGTCTTACGTGGCATCTTGGCCAAGGCTATGGACTACAATGTAGTAGAAGGTAAGGACGAGTTAAAGATATATGACAACAACAAAGAGGTCGGCAGATATTATGCAAAACGAATCTAAAGTAATCAGCAGAGGTGAGTGCGGTTCTTGCGGCTCATCCGATGGCAACATCCACTACGATGATGGCCATGCCTACTGCTTTGTCTGCGAGAAGTTTACACCATCACCCAACGAACAAGGAACCAGCGAGATGATTTCTACCATACCTACACCACAGAACACACAGGTTGCACGTCTGTCACAGGGACAGTTCGCACCCATCACTGACCGCAGTATCAGCCTTGAAGCTGCCCGTGCTTATGGCATCACACAGATGGACGACAAGCACCTCTACCCATACTACGACCTCAACGGCACACACATTGCCAACAAGGTTCGTAAGGTTTCGACCAAAGAGTTTCACTCAGAAGGTGCTATGTCCCAAGGCACACTGTTCGGACAGCAGATGTTCGGTCAGGGTGGCAAGTTCATTACCATCTGTGAGGGTGAGCTTGACGCTGTGTCTGCCTATCAGATGATGGGTTGCAAGTGGCCTGTCGTATCAGTTCGTAATGGCGCACAGTCAGCCATCAAGGATTGCAAGGCTCAGCTACAGTGGCTTGACACCTTCGACAACATCGTGCTATGCTTTGACAACGATGAGCATGGCAAGGCGGCGGCGGCACAGGTTGCACAGTTGTTCGAGCCTAACAAGTGTAAGGTTATGAAGCTACGTGGCAAGGATGCCAACGAGTATCTCAAGCATGGACGTGCAGAAGATTTCATTCGTTTGTTCTGGGATGCACAGCCATTCACACCAGCAGGTATCGTCAACCTCAAGAACTTCGATGGCCTGTATGACAACGAGGACAAGGAGTCTGTGCCTTACCCATACCAAGGCTTGAACGACATGCTGTATGGTATGCGAACAGGTGAGTTGATTACATTCACTGCTGGCACTGGCGCTGGTAAGTCTAGCATCATGCGAGAGCTTGAGCATCATCTACTCAACAACACCGAACACAACATCGGCATCATCAGCCTTGAGGAAAGCGTCAAGCAGACTATCTTCCATCTCATGTCTGTCGAGGCAAGCAAGCGTCTCTACATCCAGGAAGTGCGTGAGACTGTAGCACCAGAGCAACTCAAGGCATACGAGGAAGCCACTGTAGGAACAGGTCGTGTGTTTGCATTCGACCACTTCGGTTCCATTGAGACTGACGACATCCTTGCCAAGATTCGCTACATGATTAAGGCTCTTGACTGCAAGTATATTATCCTTGACCACCTATCAATCTTGGTGTCTGGTCTTGAGGGCGACGACGAGCGTCGCAACATCGACAAGATGATGACCAAGCTACGCTCACTTGTAGAGGAGACGCAGTGCTGTGTCCTTCTTGTGTCTCACTTACGCCGTGCATCTGGTGACAAGGGACAGGAGCAAGGCACACAGATTAGTCTGTCTATGCTACGTGGCTCACACAGTATCGCTCAGATTAGTGACGCTGTGATTGCAATGGAGCGTGACCAGCAAGCAAGCGACCCTATCGTAGCCAACACAACCACAGTGCGTGTCCTCAAGAACCGCTATGCTGGTGAGACTGGCATTGGTGCGTTCCTGTTATATGACCGTGACACTGGACGCATGACAGAGATTGACGACCCTAACAAGGAAGACTTCGGAACAGTAGACATAGAGGAGTATCTGTAATGGCAGAACAACTGGACTTATTTCCAGAAGAACTGGAAAGGATATATCGTAGCGGTGCTTGCTATGACTTATCCAAGCCACCCTTCGAGGTGTCGGGCAACGGCAATAAGTTCTCTAAGTTCCTGTCTTCAAGGATAGAGTTCTTAAAGAGCCTGCCTGAAGATAGGTTTCATATCTTTGCTGAAGGCCACGATGGTCTGCCTTACATATACGATAAGGAAAAGGGTATGCGAGTTAGACCTAACGATACACAGCGTGACTACACAACAGTTATGTTTGGAAAGAAAGCTTTGTATCTACACACATTGGTTGCTATGTTCTTCCTTGAGAATGACATGCCAGAGGTTAAGCTTCAGGTAGACCACATAAACAACTGCCCAACAGACTATAGGGTATCCAACCTTCAGTGGGTAACGCAGTCACAGAACATGAAGCGGATGCATGAAAGGATTCAAGATGACACAACTTAAACCAATCGTAGGTAGCGTAAACATTCCCTTCTCACGAGAGAGGTATGAACGCTCAGACAACAAGGCTAAGCAGTGGGTGATTGATTACTTATCCACACAAGGCCACACAATCCTAGATACTGAAGAAGATTTTTCAGTTGACATTAAAAGCAAATTGGATTATACTAACTTCTTAAGTGAGGCAGAGATAAAGTATGGATGGAAAGGTGATTGGAATCCAAGTTGGAAAGAGATTCGTATTCCCTATCGCAAACACAAACTTATCAATGCAGTCGGTGACAAAGGAGTGTTACACTTCTACATCATACGACCAGACATGACAGCGGCATGGCGTATCAGTGGTGACACAGTGGCTAAGTCAGAAGTCAAAGAAGCACAGGGTGGTCGCATCCTACAGGGAGAGCAGTTCTTCCACGTGCCTTATCAACAAGCGGAGTTAATTGAAGTATGAAAAGATTAGTAGTAGACATTGAAACAGATAGCTTAGATGCTACTACTATTTATTGTATTGTAGCAAAGGACTTAGATGAACAACGTATATACACTTATAAACCAAACTATATCCAACATGCGAAAGAACTCATTGAGTCTGCCGACATTATTGTTATGCATAATGGCGTGTCTTTCGATGCTCCAGTTCTAAAGAGACTGCTGGGTGTTGACATACCGCTGAGTAAGATACGTGACACACTTATCATGTCTCAGATGGCTGACCCAATGCGTGATGGTGGTCATTCACTTGAGGCATGGGGCAAGACCTTCGGGTATCCTAAGCTAGAGTTCAATGACTTCTCAGGCTACACAGACGAGATGCTTACCTATTGTGTTCGTGACGTAGAGCTAACCGCTAAGGTATACAATGCTCTTGTCCCTACAATGAAGGGCTTCTCAGCACGTAGCATCAAGCTTGAGCATCAGATTCGTGCAGTCATTGACAAGCAAGAACAGAACGGCTTCACACTTAACGTGAAGGAAGCTATGCTACTTGTTGCTAAGTTGTCTGACGAATCATCAAAGATTAACGACGAACTACAAGTTGTCTTCAAGCCTATCACACAGATTAGAATATCTGAGAAGACAGGTAAGAGACTTAAAGATAACGTAACAGTATTCAATCCAGGCTCACGCAAGCAGATTGCTGAACGCCTCATGGCACTTGGATGGAAGCCACATGCATACACTGACAAGGGGCAAGCGATTGTCTCAGAGGAGATGTTGTCTAAGGTTACAGACATTCCTCAAGCTCAGTTGATTGCACAGTATCTGTTACTTGAGAAGCGTGTGTCGCAAATCAAATCATGGATTGAAGCGGCAGACGAGAACGACAAGGTGCATGGACGAGTGCTTACATTACGGACTATCACAGGACGTATGGCTCACACATCACCTAACATGGCACAGGTTCCTGCTGTCTACTCACCTTATGGTAAGGAGTGCAGAGCATTGTGGACAGTATCGAGTGACGACTATGTGTTGCTTGGCACTGACGCATCAGGGCTTGAGCTACGAATGCTGGCACACTACATGAACGACGAAGCCTACACGAAAGAAGTTGTAGAGGGTGACGTTCACACAGCTAACCAGCAAGCGGCAGGGCTACCAACCAGAGACAATGCCAAGACATTTATCTATGCATTCCTCTATGGTGCTGGTGCTGCTAAGATTGGACAGGTCGTCAATGGCACAGCCAGAGATGGTCAACGTCTGATTGATAACTTCCTTAACAACATGCCAGCCTTGAAAGCACTACGCTCTAAGGTAGACACGTTGTCTAACAGAGGTTATCTGCTTGGCCTTGATGGTCGCATACTTAAGATACGTAACAAACATGCAGCACTCAACCTGCTATTGCAAGGGGCTGGTGCTATCGTATGTAAGGAATGGCTTAAGTTTATTATCATTGAGGCAACCAAGGCACAGCTAGACTTCAAGCTTGTTGCAAGTGTACATGACGAATACCAATTCGAAGTACGCAAGGGACAGGAAGAAGCCTTCGGTGCTGTTACCAAGAAGGCAATGAAGCTGACAGAGCAATCGCTCAATGTTAATTGTCCTCTTGATTGTGAGTATAAGGTCGGAAGTAATTGGGCTGAGACTCACTAAAGTGAAAAAAGTTCTTGACATTCTATTGCAGATGTGAGATACTTTGAAAATCGAAACGGCAATACCGCTGTTAGATATGACAACCAAATGAAAACCAATTAGGAGATTAAAACATTATGACTATTGTATCAGGAAAAGTTTATTGGGCATCTATTCAAGCACCAAACACAACGTACGAACCAGAGTGGGGTTTGGATATGCTGGTAGACGACAACAACCGTAAGACCTTTGAGGCTGATGGCGTTGACATTAAGAACAAAGGTGACGAGCGTGGTGACTTTGTACACATTCGTCAGAAAGTAACCAAGCGTAACGGTGAACGTAATGATGCACCTGTAGTCCTTGATGGTCAGAAGAAACCATTCACAGAGCTAGTAGGTAACGGCAGCATTGCCAACGTGCAGTACGCCCCATTTAATTGGGAGATGAACGGCAAGTCTGGTGTGACACCAATCCTCAAGCGTGTACAAATTGTAAACCATGTGCCTTATGCAGGTGGTAACGCTGAGGACTTCGATGTGATTGAAACTGCATCTGCACCAATCAAAGAAACAGTTAGCGATGAGGTTCCTTTCTAAACCTTAGCTAATAGCACGGGGGCTGCATTTGAAAAGTTGGCAGCTGAGGATGGATACGGGACGGGGA